ATTACTGATAGTCAAAACTCAGTAAGTGTAATACAATCTGAGGCAACAATTTAATAATCAAAGAAATAAACAAATGTTTGTTGATAAGAAAACCAAGTTAGAGAGATTAGGTATATGTAAAAGTTGTAGTTTTTACCGAAACTTTATGTTACTAAAGAAACCAAAGATAACAAGAGGTGCAAGATGTGCTGAATGTAAGTGTTTCCTAGATGCGAAAACATCATTAACAAAAGAGTTTTTTGGTAAATGTCCTAAAAATAAATGGTAAAACTTTACAAATGAATTTTAAAGAAATCGCTGAAAATTATAGTAAGCAAAAAAGAAATATGATGACTGAAGCAGTTATCAGAAACAAAAACCACACTAAAAACTTTCCAACATACCAAGCAGAATCATTAAACTTAATGTTTGCAGAGTGGCATTTATTATTCCCACAACACAAACAAGATATGAAGTGTACTTCTTGTAGAGCAGCAGTATGTAAGTTTTGGGAAACTATGGTAGATGAATGGATTGAATCTGAACAAACACCTAAAAAGAAAAATGCCTCAAAAAAAAGAAAGACAAAATAAGGTAGATGTAGTTAAGGACTTCATTGATATTTGTGGAGTTGAATTAGAAAAGCGATTTGGTCAATCACCAACTTGCAAGGATATGATACGACATCTTGTTGAGAAAGGTATAATAGACCCTAAGAGAGTAAGGAACTATATGATTATTGCTGACTTTGATAGAATGTTAGTAGGCAATGAAGGTAGTAGAACTTATACTTGGATGGACTTATCTATTAAATATAAGATAAGTGAAAGTCAGGCACAGAACATAGTCTACAAGGAAAGAAAGAAAGCAATTCCATCTAATAATATCACATACTAAAAGTTTTGTAAGAAAATTAGGTAAAATTAATTTCTTTTAATTCTATTTTTGCACCTATGAACGAGAAATGGTATAACATTCAGAACAAGGCAGGTCAAACTGCTGACATTTATATCTTTGATGAAATAGGAACTTATGGTGTAACTGCACAAGAGTTCATTACTGACATTAAAGGATTAAAAGATATGCCTATCAATTTACGCATTAACAGTTTAGGTGGAGATGTATTTGATGGTATGGCAATGTATAATGTAATCAAAAGGAGAGAGGCTAAGACTACAGTTTATATTGAGGGTATAGCAGCAAGTATTGCTACTATTATTGCTCTTGGTGCTGATGAGGTTGTAATGGCAGAAAACTCTTTATTTATGATACATAACGCTTGGGGTGGAACAATGGGTGAGTCAAAAGATATGAGAAAAACTGCAGATACTCTTGATAAAATCACAAGTGAACTTACAGACATTTATAGAAAAAAGACAGGACTATCTTATGATGCTCTTGCTCAGATGATGGATGAAGAAACTTGGTTAAATGCTAATGAGGCATTTGAGTTAGGTTTTATTGACACTATCTCTGATTCTATTAAAGTGGCTGCAAAGTATGATGTTTCTAAGTTTAAGAACATCACACAAGAAGAAATACAAAATAAATTAAGTATTAATATAAATAACAAAAAAATGACTAACGAGTTAAAAGAATGGTTTAACAACAAAGTTGAGGAGATTGTTACTGCTGTAAAAGGTGATGTAAAAGTTTCTGAAGATGTTGCTGAACAAACTGCGATAACTGTTAATCTAGGAGATAATGATGAAATCATGAATAAGATTTCTGAGTTTGAAACTGGTAACATTGAATTATCAAACAAAATTTCTTTGTTAGAGGAAGAATTAGTTGCTTCAAAAGGAACTAACGAAACTTTAACAGTAGAGGTTGAAGCGTTAAACGCTAAAATCAACAAAGCAGATGCTAAAGGTACAGAAATTGAAACTGAAAGCGACCCTGTAGTAGTTGAAAACAAAAAAGAAGATGCTAATGCAGGTTTTTACAATGCAATGGCAGAAAGAATTAGAACTAAATTTAATAATTAAAAAAATAAAATAAAATGGCAAATGTAGCAAAAGACAACATCACTGCAACTTACAGTGGTGCGAATTTAAACGAGATATTTTATGAGCCAGTATTTAGAAGTGATGATATTATGCGTAACTATAGAGTTATTCCTAATGTTAAGCATGTAATGAATGTTTACACTTCTGCTGCTCTTAAAAATATAGTACAACCTTACACAGATTGTTCTGCAGCAAGTGGTTCAACACAATTTAACATTGATGATAAAACAATTACTGCAGGTAGATGTAGAGTTGCTTTAGAGCAATGTTCAAAAGAGTTCTTTGGAACTTATATTGAAGAAATGTATCGTAGTGGTGTAGATGTAATGAATGTTGAGGGAACTCAATTATCTGATGCAATCGTAAACAGAGCAGTAACAGGTATCGCTTCTGATGTAGTAAGATTAGCATGGGGTGGTGATGGAGCAACTGGAAATTATGATGCTTTAACAGGATGGATGAAATTAATGGGTGCTGATGCAACAGTTTTGGCTGCTCAAATTCAGGAAACAGGTGCAGCAACAGCAGCAGATGTTACTGCAGCAAGCGCAATAGGACTTTTAAGAAAAGTTTATGATGGAGCACCTGCAGCACTTCAACAAGTAGCAATGGGTGATAAGAAAATGTTTGTATCTCCAAAAGTATTTAACGCTTACTTAGCAAACTTAGAATCTAATACTACTATTGGAACTTCTGATTTAGCAATTGTTAATACTCAAAATGGTTATTCAGGAGTATCTTTTAGAGGTGTAGAATTAGTACCTGTTTACGAATGGGACACTATCTTAGCGGCACTTAACCCAGCAATCTTTGTTGACCAAAGTGCAGCAGCAACAGGTAACCTTGAAAATGGTGTATGTTACTGTGCAGTTGAGAACTTAATCATTGGTTCTGATGTAACTGACCCAGAAGGTTCTTTCAAAGTATTTTATGATGACTTAGAAGAAAAAATGTTCTTCAGAGGTTACTTCAAGTTAGGAGTACAGTTCTTATACTCTTCTTTAGTTCAGTGGGGAGTTGTAACAACATAATAATAATGTAATAATAGAGGGGAGGTTAATCCTCCTCTCTTAATTACTTTTAAATAACTAATAAAATAATAAAAAAATGGCAATAGATACAGGTTTAGCGATTGACTGCACAGACTTACAAGCAACAGGTGGTATAAAACAAATACTACTAAGGTCTTGGGCTACTGGAGATACAATCGTATATGGAGGTACAGGTGTACATACTATTACAAGTATTAAAGATACTGGTGGAACTGATGCTGATTGGGGTGTGTATGAGTTTAAAAATGAAACTCCTGCATTAACTATCAATGCAACTAAAGAGAATGGTTCAACTGCTTTTGAGTGTGGATTATCTTTTACACTTCCAAGAATGGAGGTTGGTAAGTTTAATGCAATACAAGATATGTTAAATGCTTGTTTAATGATAATAGCAGTAGATACTAATGATAAGGCTTTCGTTTTAGGTGTTTCTGAGAAATATAGAAACGCTATAGATGAAACTAGAAATCAAACTTTTGGACAATTTGCAAGTGCTGAAGGTGGCTCAGGTGCTGCTTATTCTGATGAGAGTGGTGTTACTATTTCTCTAATGGCAAGACAATTTGAAATGCCAAGAGAGTATGTCTCTTCTGGTACTGGAATTCAGATTACAGGTACAGGAATAACTGCAACAACAGATTAATATTTAAAGATATAGAAATAGGTTGGACTTTGTTCGTAAAAAGTTTAACAACATTTCCCTATTAATATCTTTTTTATAATATGTGTGATTGTGAAAAAAAAGTTGTAGATTTATCACACTTAAAAATATATACAGTTATGGCAGAATACAAAGCAAAAAAAGATGTTGTTCTTATAAGAGATGGTGAAAGATTCATCTTAAGAGAATCATCACAAGAAGAATTGTCTTACCTATATGAAGATTTAGGATTAACTTCATTAGTAGAAAAATTATCAACTACAAAAACTAAAGATGAGCCAAAGAAAGCAGCCAAAAAGAAAAAGTCAGGTAAAGAATCTTCAGACTCAAAAGAGTAATACTTTTGAATTTGGAGTTTTTAATTTAGCAATTCCTGAACATATTGAAGAGCCTTTAGATTTAGCAAAGGTAAGAACTAAGTTTATTCCTTTTGGTACAAATAACCTATTTCCTCAGTATTTAGCAGAATTAAAGCGTAAATCTTCTACTCATAGAAGTGTACTAGCACAAAAGACTATTTTTACAAGTGGTGCTAAGTTTGTTACGAATAATGAAGATGTTAAAGAATACATCAAAGATGTAAATGCTGATGGAGAATCGTTAAGAGAGGTTTTTAAGAAATTAGCAGATGATTACTATTCATTTGGAAATGCCTATTTAGAGGGCGTATTATATGATGGTGGACTAAATCTATATCACATAGATGCAACTACTGTTAGAATGTCTAAAAACAAGAAAGAAGTATATGTACATCCTGATTGGGCTAAGTACAATACTATGAAAGATAAATTATCTATCATTCCTATTTATCCTGAAGTGAGTGGAAATAGATTTGTACTTCAATTTAAAGATTACGAGCCTACATTCCAATTCTATGGGTTACCTGATTACATTGCTGCATTAGAGCATATTGCAGTTGATTATGAAATTGGTAAATGGAATCACACTAAATTCAAGAATGGCTTTCAACCTTCAGCAATCGTTGAGATTAATGGAGATATGGGTGAAGAAGAAGCAAAGAAATTAGTAAGAGAAGCACAAAAGAAGTTTGTTGGAGATGGAAACAATGGTAAGATTATGTTCATTGTTAAGAATGGAGATACTTCAAGTGCTAATGTTCAAATTATCAAAGATGACCAAGATGGTAGTTGGATAGATTTACAAAGAATAACTGACCAAAACATTGTAACTGCTCATAGATGGCAACCATCATTAAGTGGTTTAGTTAGTTCAGGGAAAATGAACAATACGGGTAGTGAGATTAGAATTGCTTATGATTTAGCAATGACTACTGTAATTAAAGATACTTCTGACTTATTGTTAAATGGTATTAGAGGGGTTTTATATAAAGAGTTAGGCTTCTTGCCTGAAGAATTAGTGATTCACTATGAGCCACCAATTAGTTTTGCAACTCAGATTGACCCTAAACAAGTTCTTACTATTAACGAACAAAGAAGAATGTTAGATGAGGATTTACCAATGCTAGAGGAGGGTAATATGTTCTTAACTGATAGAGAGCAAATTATTGTAACTAAAGATGATGATGGAGATGGTAAAGGTGATGATGAGGTGGGTGATATGCAAGTAACTGAAATTGAAAAAGAATAACTATGGCAAATGTAAATCAATATATACCTTTAGTAACAGCAGCAGAAGTTATAAGTAATAGTTTCACTAATGCTAATACTGATACTGCTTTAGTTTCTAACAGCACATTACTTCTTGCTGAGTTAGCACATTTAAAAGAGGCGATTGGTAAAAAGTTTTATGAGGAATTAAAAACTCAACATAATGATGGTACTTTAACTACTGCTAATCAAACTTTAATGGATGATTTCTTAACAAGAACTTTGTGTTGGTTTGTTAGGTTTGAGGTAATCAATGAAGTTCAGAGTAATAGTAGTAGTGCAGGTATTGTACATAATCTTGATGAGTTTGCTACTATTATAGACCCTTCTGAGTTAAACGCTTATAAGCAGGACACTTACAGAAAGGCTGAGATATACTTAAAAGATATGCTAGATTATATGAATGATAGCGACCAGAATGGTGATTATCCAACTTATGAATCTAATAAACCTTGTAGTGATGATGTTTACAAGAATCATGGTATAATAATGTATGATAGTATATATTCAAGACCTACTAGAAATTATGATAGTTGGAAGAATAACTGTCCTTGTGATGATTGTTAAAATAAATATATAAATGGCTGCAAACGAACATAAAAATTTAAGTAGTATAAATAGACACAATCCAAAAGGGTTTGAAACTGCTATTAATGATACTGTTTTAAGTAAAAGTGGAGGGACATCTGCAACAGGTACTGATGGTAACTTAGAATGGAAGAATAAGTCTTATATGGGTGTTACTAATTATAAGATGCAGGGATTCGTTACAGGTGCTACAAATTACTTCTATGGAGAGGATATAGCAGACACTAACTCTCCTTATGAAATGGCTGTTGATTATGGTACAGGAACAGTATCTTCAGGAACTTTAACTCCTACAAGTTTCTTTAGAATTGGTCAGGGGTGCGTTATACCTGAAACTGCTAGTGTTACATCTATAAGTGGTTGGCTTACAAGTAGTGGTTCTAATACAGTTACTATTGCTATATGTAAAATCACACCTGTAGGGGGTGTTACAACAGCAGTAATTCCTATTGTAATTGATGAGATTGCAGTAGATGGTCGTGGTAATAATTCCAATTTAATTAGAATAAATGAAACAACTATAACTACAGCAGCAGTAGCAGCAGGAGATATTATCTTTCCAATGATTAAGGAAGCGATTGGTGGCTCATCAATATATATGAATATAGCAGTACAAACAACAACATTCTAATGACAACAAAAGAGGAGATAGTATCAATGAAGAAAGACATAGGTTCAATAAATGAGAAGATGGATAATTTGGATAGTAAGTTAGATATGATTACAGAGAGGTTGTTGAATCCAGATAAAGGAGTTGCTGCTAGAGTGAATAGAAACACAGCAATGAGAAAGGTTTTAGTGAAAGCAATGTGGATGATTTACGCTATAACTTTAGGTGCATTGATAAAACTTTTTACAGAATAAAAATAAAATAATAACAATTTAAAAATAAAATAAAATGAGTACATTTGATACAGACAATACATTACTATTTGAGATGCTTGGTAAGGGTGGTGGAACTGAGGTTTTCACTACTGCTGCACAAACAGGTAAAGACTGGTACTGCATATTTTTTCCAGTAGAGTCAGTAATTTCTACAATAGCAGGAGATGCTGCTAATGTTACTGCTTTAAATGGTCAGACTATGAACGCTGGAACGAGTTTGTTTTTGCGTACAACTGCTATCACTTTAACGAGTGGTATTGGCATAGGGTACAGAGAGCATGATGGTAATACAAATGCATAATGAAATTATCTTTAGGCATATCATTACCAACAAGTAACAAGGGTGGATTAACACCTATACAAAAGCAAACTAATACTTTTAAAACAAGAGTTATTGCTGATGGCGGAGTATTTGAGGCTAAGGCTTGTTTAGAAGCACAATTAACTAATTTAAGTAATATAGCATGAGTTTATTAGATGATGTAAGTATTGTAGTAACTC